AAACAGTACATCATAACAATGCCATCGTTTCCTAATTCGATGAGGATTCATTATGATTTCTATCAGTGGAACAAAATTCTAAAATCAAAAGATATAGAATATGATTTAATATGGAGTCACCTTCCTGAACAAACTACAAACATAAAGAACCACATCCACAATGTTTGGGGAACAGATGTTCCTGTCATTGGGTATTCTCATTGGATTGAGAACTCAGAGTTTGCTCCAAACTGGAAGGTGACGACATACCACAATAATATCTCAGGGATGTTACAGATGGAGAAGTGTGGTATCAATACTGAGACACAGAAACGTGCATTGATTGAAGAGTGTAAAGAGTACTATTCTCAGAAAGTGATAGATGACCTAGAGAGAATCATTACACCTCTCTATCTTGGTATTGAAGATTCTAGAATCAATGATAGTGTTATCACTGAAACTAATAAAGTCATAGTCTTTAATCACCGTTGTAAAGAATACAGAGGGTGGAAAAAGTTTTTACAGTTGATTCAAAAATTAGATAGGGATGACATTACAGTGTTCGCATCTATGGCTGATGCAACTGCAATCCAACAAGTTAAAGGTATGGGTCTTGAACATCTATTTGACTTTGACGGCCCTGACAGTAGAGAGGAATATATAGAGAAACTTTCAAACTGTAGAGTTGGGTTTCATGCAGGAACAAGATGGGCAATGTCATCACAGGATGGGTTATGTCGTGGTGTTCCTTATGTATTTGAGAAGGGACTAGAGACTGGTGAACTATTTGGAGACAAGTTAGAAACTGGTTTTGAAAACTGGGATGATGCACTTGATTTAATCAATCGTATGTTAGATGATGATGACTTTAGAAACACACAATCACAATTTGCATTAGAACATTGCAGAGGAACTCACAGTTGGTCTAGTCGTATCCTTGCATTTAATGACTTCATTAATGAATCCATGAACCTAGGACTACAAGACGTAATATCAAAAGGTGAAAAGAAATTAGATATCCTAGAACATGTAAAACAAAAAGGGATGACAACCAGTAAAGAGTTATCTGATTACCTTGGATGGGGTAGACAGATTGGATTTAGAAGATATAGAAACTTCCTGAGGGAACAGGGAGTGAAAACAATTTACATAAACAAACAGGAACACTATTATCATGGATAGAATTTACATACCCACTTACAAAAGGCCAGACAATCAGGTTGCATACAACAATATGCCTGAGAGTATTCAAAAGAAAGTAATCATGGTTGTACAAGACAAAGAACATTCCGAAGGATTGTACGACCAATATGATTGCGAAAAATTTATTGTAGGTAACGAGATTGGTATTGCAAAAACACGTGAATTGATTTATGAACATGCACAGGATTGTAGGTTTGGAATGATTGACGATGACCTTATCTTCTCAAGAAGAAATAGAAAGTACATGGGTGATGAATCAAACATGGAAAAGTCAAAACGTAATCCTATGAATGAACAGGATTGGTTTGACATGATAGGTGTCATCAATAAACAGATGGATATCGGTCATATGCATATCGGAAATCGTGACACTGCAGTTCCACCTTTGGGTGCATACTTTCAATACAATGTAAGAATGCAGGGGAGTCATTGGGTCAATGGAGCCGAGTTAGTTAAGTGGAAAGATAATATCGACTGGACATATACATCAGTTGGAGAAGATGCAGTCTTGACACTAGAGTGTCTCTTACATGGTTACAAGAATTGTAAGATGGATGAATTCAACAACGATGGATGGTCAAATACATATAATGAGGGTGGATGTTCTACATACAGAACAAAGGAAGTAGAAGAACAAGAACACCTAAAGTTGTGTGATAAATACCCTGACTTAGTTAGACCCAACGGAACAAAAACCTACAGAGAAATCGGTGAGGTTATGAACTTTAAGTTCGACTTCAAGAAAGCATTTACCATGGGTCAAGGAACATTAGATAAATTCTATGTGGAAATATAGAGTCGTAGAAAACCCAAACGAAGAACATGCAGCCATTGAGTTGTTAGATTCTAAGTTTAAAGGATTGGTATACCAGTACGGAAAGGTTACTTGGAATGAGGATAATTTTCAGTTAAACTTTGAGAGAACAATCAGAAGGTTACCCACTGAAAATCCTGAAGGTAAAACCGTAGAAGACCTAAATAAAGATAACGACTTACAAGAAATTATGGGTACAATTCTAGTTGAACTTCTAGATGAAAGTGCCAAAGGACAGAACAATGGCGAAGACAGGAAAGATAATCCAACAACACCTGATATGGAATGATTCCAATGGTGTAAGACATGAAGCGTTTGTGCCGTTGCCTGAATGGGAAACTGACGAAGAAAACGCTACTGAAAAGGCAAACAAAATTGCAGAGATACAAGCTGCACCACCAGCAAGTGAGGAGTAACATAAGAATGAATAGAGAAGCAGTATTCGAACAACTAAAAATAGATGAAGGAGTTGTGTATGAAGTCTACAACGATCACCTCGGTTACCCCACTTTTGGAGTCGGTCACCTTGTCCTCGAAACTGATGAGGAATTCGGACAACCAGTGGGAACACCAGTTAGCGAAGAAAGAGTTAAGGAGTGTTTCGAAAACGACCTTGACATTGCCTGTAGAGAGTGTGTCGCTCTATACGAAGACGGGCAGTTTGACAACTTACCTGACGAAGTCCAGCAGATCTTGGTTAATATGATGTTTAACATGGGTAGAACAAGACTATCCAAATTCAAGAAGATGCATAGTGCTATTCTTGAAGGCGACTGGAAAAAGGCTGCAGTAGAAGGACGTGATAGTCGATGGTACAATCAGGTCACAAATCGTGCAGAGAGGTTAATGAGTCGTCTAGAAAATGTCTAAAGTACGAAGTTTAAGACTCGCAACAGGTGAAGTTGTAATGGGGTTCTATAAGAAATTATGGAACGGTGATATTGAATTAACAGATGTTAAACAATGTTTAGTTGATGTTAATGAAGGAAGAATGGAAGTCAACTTAGGTGACTATCTACCTTTTGCAAAAGAATATTCATTTGTGTTTAAGAAGAATCAAATTATAAATGACTTTGAAGTCAAACCACAATTGGAACAGAACTATAAAGTAGCAACAGGTAATAATATTAGAGGTAAAAAATGATGAAAGATATGACTAGTGAAATCTTAAAAGGTGTCATCGCACATGCAGATGGCCAAATCGCAAAACACAGAACTAACGTTTTAGTTCAGTGCAAAAATTCAGTGGGTGTCGCAGAACATGGAGACCACATTGAAACCATCCAAAAAGAAATGGAATCTATCGCACACTATGAAGATATCAAAGATGTTGTGAAGAAACATTTTTCTGATTATACAGACAGAACTACCTTGACAGAATAGACCTACTGTAGTATCATTACAGTATGGATTTCTACACGAATGTAACACGAACACGTGACAAGATTCTTGTCATTGGTTATCAGGGTAATCAGAAGAAAAAGGTTACCATTGATTATCGTCCAAAACATTTCATCCCATCCAAGAAAGGTGAGACACCTTATCGTGCATTAGATGGTAGACCACTTGAAGTTGTTGAACTCAACTCCATGGGTGGTGCAAGAAAGTTCAGAGAAAAGTATTCAGGTGTCGAAGGATTCGAAATCCATGGATACGACAGATACGTCTACACTTACATTGCAGATAAGTTTCAAGGTGACATCAAGTTTGACACATCGTTAGTCAAAGTTGCGTGTCTTGATATTGAGTGTGAGTGTGAAGATGGATTCCCTGACCCAACACTTGCATCTGAAAAGGTCAATGCAATCACCATCAAACCATTCGGTAAAGATGCACACGTCTTTGGTATCGGCCCTTGGGAACATGGAAGGACTGATATTGTCTATCACAATTGCAAGAACGAAGCATTCTTATTGACTGAGTTCATTAAGTATTGGAGACAGAACTGGTTTGATGTAATCACAGGTTGGAATGTAAACTCATTCGATATTACATATCTGTGTAATCGTATTGACAGATTGTTTGGTGAAGGTGAACATAAGAAACTATCACCATGGACACAATCTGATGTTCGTGAGTTTACTTCACAGGGTTATCAAAAGAACATGGTATACACGTTGTACGGTGTTAATGTTCTTGACTATCTTGACCTCTATCGTAAACACACATTCGTTAATCAACCATCTTACAAACTAGAATCAATCGCACAGGTTGAACTGGGTAAAGGTAAGATTGATTATTCAGAGTATGGTTCTCTCCATACACTTTACCGTCAAGACTATGCAAAGTTTCTTGAGTATAATCTCAAGGACGTTACACTTGTAGAGGAACTAGATGAGAAACTAGGATTCATCGAACTGACTCAAGTCATGGCTTACAATGCAAAGTGTAACTATGTTGATGTCTTTGGTATGGTGAAGTATTGGGAAACCATTATCTACAACTTCTTGAAAGACCAAAACATTC